GCTAACTTTGATGTTATCGAATTGGCACCTGCTGAGAGAGACGTTCAAGAGCCTCTCGATGGATGGACGGCAGCCTTTCGAGACACAGTGGACGGCATCAAGTACGTCTGGGTACGCCTAGATGTAAGACCTCAGTACTTGTGGCTGAGGGATGGTGGCGGCGTTCGAAGAGTTAAGTTCAGTACACAATAGGAGGTTACTTCTATATCTTAAGAGTTGCGTGTCCTAAAACGAAAAAGGTACAATTAACACAGCGGAAACCGTTAGGAGGTCGACGTGAAGTTCGCATACCTTACGAACATCGAGAGCATCAAGCTCAACGATGGTGAAACTACTTCGTGGGTACACGCGATGGGCATCGGCACGTACAAGCACCCCGTTTGGGGAGACATTACGTTTACGCCCGAACGTATCAAGCAGTTTGCGGCAAACGTCAACAACAAGGTCCGCGGCGTCGACCCCGACATCGACTACGACCACAAGCAAGACGCTGCCAAGGGTAACGAGGCTGCTGGGTGGGTGAAGCAGGCAGAGGCTCGTTCTGACGGCCTGTGGCTCCTGGTTGATTGGACGAAAACGGCCGTTACCAAGATCAAAGAGAAGGCGTACCGTTACTTCTCTCCGGAGTTCGACGACGCGTGGGTTGACTCTAACGGAGTCAAGCACGAGAACGTTCTCTTCGGTGGTGCCCTCACCAACAGGCCCTTCCTGAAGGACCTAGTACCTGTAAACCTGTCGGAGCTCGTCGGGGATCCGCCCGTCGTGCCCAACCAACCCAAGGAAGGAGATGGCATGGACCCGAAGAAGCTCCGCGAACTGCTGGGACTCCCGGAGAATGCCACCGACGACCAGGTGGAGGCGAAGCTCAAGACTCTGTCCGAGCCTGCCCCGACTCCGCCTACCCCGCCTACGCCTGACCCGAACCCGGCGCCGACTCCTCCGCCGACTCCGACTCCTCCGCCGGCTATGTCGGTCGAAGAGGCTCTGGCTCAGCTTTCCGAGGTCTCGAGCAACCCTGCGATCAAGGCTCTGACCGATCTGGTCTCTGCCCAGCAGGAAGAGCTCGTGTCGCTCAGCAAGAAGAGCAAGGAGCAGGCGGTCGAGACCAAGCTGAAGGAACTCGACGAAGGCAAGAAGTTCAGCATCCCGCCGGCGGTAAAGAACCACCTGCGTCACATCATGCTGAACTCTCCTCAGGCCGTCGCTGACGAGGTCTACAAGCAGTACCAGAAGACCCTCGAGCTCGGTCTGATCGACATGACGGAGAAGGGCTGGACGCGCCGCAACGCCGACCAGACTCCTCACGCCCAGTTCGAGAGCCTCGTCAAGAAGCTCCAGGACGAGAACAAGGGTATGAGCTACGCCGACGCCGTCGAGCGTGTATCCGCTGAGAACCCGAAGCTGTACGACGAGTACCGCAACGAGTCGTTCTCGTTCAAGGAATGAGGGGAGGTAGCTAGAAATGGGTGTTGGTCCTAACTACGTCCTCGACAAGGGGATGCACGCTGCAGGAACTGCGGCCTATGTGGCGGGACACTTCGTCAAGCTCACGACGAACGTTCAGGAAGTCACCATGACCGCCGCGGCCAACGACGTGGTCTTCGGTGTCGTTCAGGAGAACGTTGACGCTGCGAAGGTTACTACGGGTAAGGTCACCGTAGACGTTCGCGTCCTCGGTATCACTCGTGTCGAGGCGAGCGTCGCTATTGCCATTGGGCAGAAGGTAGCTCCTGCAGCTGATGCTACTGGCCGTGCGAAGGTTGCCGCGACTGGCAACACTCCAGCAGGCATTGCGCTCACGGCCGCTACTGCCGCGGGTGACTACATCGACGTCCTTCTCACGCCCGGCATGCCGGTCCTGTAATAGAAAGGGAGGTGTAACAAATGGTTGTCTACAACCCGACGGGATCGTCCAACGTTCACATCGATCAGGTCCTGACCAACATCTCCCTGGGCTGGCCCAACAACGGGCTAGTTGGGGAGGCGCTGTTCCCGACCGTCGGCGTGCGCAAGCAGTCGGACAAGTACTACGTGTTCGGCCGCGAGGCGTGGCTCCCGGAGACCAGCGACTACCGTGCGCCTGGTACCGAAGCCAACGAGATTCCTGGTCTGTCGCTGAGCCTCGAGCCGTACTACGCTCAGGAGCACGCGCTGCAGATCGCCGTGACCGACGAGGAACGGGAGAACAGCGATGCTCCGCTGGCTCCTGACCGCGACGGTACGGAGCTCGTGACGTCGAAGATCATGCTCGGTCGCGAACTGGCGATGAAGAACATGGTCACCAACACTGCCAACTACGCTTCGGGTCTTTCGACCACGCTGGTGGGTACTGCGCAGTGGAGCGACTACGCGAACAGCAACCCCATCGCGGATGTCCGAACTGGTCAGCGTGCGATCCACGCCAAGGTGTTCATGGAGCCGAACGTTGCGATCATCCCCTACCAGGTGATGTCGCAGCTCGAGGACCACCCGGACATCATCGAGCGCATCAAGTACTCGGAGCGTGCCGTTCTGACTCCGGAGATCGTCGCTGCAGTGCTGGGAGTGCAGCGAGTGATCGTCCCGGGTGTCGGTATCGGTACTGGTGCTCCGGGTGCTGCTGGCAACGCCATCACGGCTGGTTACCTCTGGGGTAAGGATGTCGTACTCGCGTGGGTTCCTCCGCGCGCCGGTATGCGCATTCCTGCCTTCGGGTACGAGTTCACCTGGAACTTCGGCGCTGGTCTGAACCAGATCGTCGACCGGTGGCGTGAAGACAAGCGAGCGTCGGATCTGATCCGCGTTCGTCGTCGCTACGACCTCAAGATGGTCGGCGTCGAGATCAACCCGGCTTCGGGTGACTTCGGCAAGTCCGTGACCGGCTACGTCATCAAGAACGCCGTGGCCTAATGTCTAGCGTGCGGCGCGTCCGTTTGGGAGACAGAGTTCCCTACCTCCGTTCGAATGGTCGTTGGACCAACGCGAAGGTAACTGGAGTCAACAGTCAGACCAGTGTAACGCTGGCGATTGTCCAGAGCAACGGAACTCGTGTCTCCCTAAACGGGGGCGCCGCCGTTAGCAAGAGGACCACACACGGCCAGACGAACGTTTGGAGGCCAAGCTAAATGGCTACGGTAGCTCTGACCAATCTGAAGATTGGCAAGGAGGATGGCTCCTTCACCTGGATCGAAGAGGGTGAGGATGTCAAGAAGTCGGACCTTCCCGAGGGTGTGTTCGACGAACTGAAGGAAGCGGGTGCGATTGGTGCTCCGCCGGCTCCCCGAGAGAGCGACGCCAGTGCGGCCGAGCTCGAGGCCGAGAACGACGACCTCAAGAAGCGTGTCGAAGAGCTGGAGGCTCAGCTCGCGGCCGCGAAGAAGGACACTGGCAGCACCGGCACTGGTGGCGCGAAGACGACCACCACCAAGTAGTACGACAAGACACGGAGGGAGGGTCGAGTCGTGGCGCATATCGACGTTAATGATACGAGTGCATGGGCTGAGCCACTTAGGCTACCGATCACTGTGCTCGACAATGACCTCGAGGACAGCATTGCTACGCAGGTGCTAGCGAAGCTTGCAGTAGTAATTGACGTGACGTCATGGCTCGACCTTAACTCCACACCTGAGATCGTTCGCAAGATCATTGCGATGCAGTACGTTGCATCCTATATCAACAGATCGCAGTCGAGTGAAGAAGACCTCAACAACTATGCGCTCTGGCTTTGGGCGAACGCCGAGACCCTTATCGACGGTCTCATTGCTGGTACTCTAGTACTCGATCCTACAGTACCTCCTGATGGCACGGATCCCTCCTCTCCGCTCTACTATCCTACGGATGCTTCGAGCGCTCAGGAGCCTACGCCAGACGATATGAGTCTGGGAGGTCCTGCGTTCTCGATGGGGAGGATCTGGTAATGACTAAAGCTCCTTCGTACCAGATGATTCGAAGCAACATTCAGGGTAAGCTACGCATCAACCCTAAGGTGATGCAGGCCTCTGTTCCTCAGCTCGCATTCTCTCCGAGTGTCGGTATCATCGCTAGGGATATCGACAAGCTTGGCCTTGACATCCGTTCCTTTCGTGAACCCTTGTCGAGAGCCGTTAAGCAGGTAATCATCCCGAGTAT